ACGAGGGTCAATATATTTAAGTTCTACAATACCCTTTTTAGGATTATCTCTATCAATAATCTTTTGATAGAATATTCTACCATCAACATACCATCTTCTAAATATGTCGTGGCCTTTTGTACCGAAGTTCATTAATCTTAAAACTTCAATAAATTCGTCTTCTATTTTTCTTTGTATTTCTCTTCCGTAAGGTAAGTTACTAAACTGTACTCTTACAGCATCTTTTAATTCATTAGCGACAATCGCTTCATTGACAATATCTTCTATTGCCATATCACATTCTGGGTGTATTGCTATCTCTCTATATCTACGAATCAGGTCTTGTTCTGTCTTCGCAGTGCCTTCCATATCCAAATAGGAACCAAAGTGACCCCCTGCCGAAACCGTTTGTGTACCGTCATCGGCTTGTGCTGTCGTAAAACTTTGTTTTGGATCTGCTTGTTTTTTGAGTCGTGTAATACTAAACCCGAACAATTCTGCCATAATTTATCTCCTTACCTAATACTTATATGTGTTTTAAAAGAGGGGCCGAAGCCCCTCTAGTTTAAATATTAAGTCGTTGTTCTTGCATCAAAGAATTGATACTCTAAAGTAACCTCAAACTGCTCAATCGCACCAGCTTCTTCGTAGTCTAGTGGGATACCCGCAATTCCTGTAGGATATACACCTCTTAAAGTGTATGACTTTATTGTATTACCATTTCTATCTAGGTGATCTAGGAAACAATCTACTTGGTAATCAACTGGATTAGTTAGACCCTCGTTGTCACTCATATTGTTTATACCGTTCTGCCATCTTTCAAATGCATCTCTTAATTTGAAATTTGTATCGTTATAAACAGTGATTGACCAACTTGGGATCGTTCTGTCTCCAGCGATTTTGATTGCTCTACCTCTAAATGGAACATTGATGTTCGCAATTTCCATTGAAGGTATAGATGTCGCTCTACATAAAAACGCTAGTTCTTCTATTTCGCCACCAACACTTGCGTAACCAGGGAAAGGCATTGTTACCTTAAACTGATTGGCTCTTGCGCCACCGCCTGCAAGTTTAGCTTTGAAGTCTGATATGTTTGCCATTTTCTATTCTCCTCTACTATTAACCTGCAACTTCGTCAAAAGAGACGCCAGTTCGGGTTGCGACAAAAGATAATGTGATAAAGTTGATACTTCTTGCTGGTTTAATGAATATCTCAGCAATAAATTCATTTCTATCAATTACTTCAGTAATACCTCTTCTGCCTTGTATCTCTCGTAAGAATGGCTCAACGATATTTCTAAAGTTCGCTCTAGTAAACTCGTCATTAAATTCAAACAATTGAAATTTAGAAGCAGTAGAGATTGCTTTTTCTAGTAATATGAACAATCTTCTTACATTGATTCTATCAAATGCGCTTGGTGTTGATAATCCTGTTTTGTCACCAAATAAGATAGTACCTTGTCCTGGGAAAGTCGCCACTGGGTTGACTCTCGCTGGGTATAGTATATCTCTTTGTGCTTTAGTAGGATTAAAAGCCAACTTAACTGCGCCTCTAATAATACCTCTGTTAAACCCTGCTGGTGAGAAGAAAGGATCAGCGATTGTGTCCGTTCTTGCAGCAAGACCCGCAATGTCTCCGTTCAATGGTACAAATCTATACAGATCATTGTATCTGTCGTACATATATTTGTAACCACTGTCAAAAACAGCGTATGAAGATGATCTAATACTATCAAAGAAATCTTTGACGTTTTGCATCTGTGTATTTGAGTTAGTTATACCTACTACATCTGCTCTTTGTGGTGAAGCAAATACAATTGCGTCTTTTCTTTCTTCAGCAATTGTAATCAAGTTGTCAACGTGAGTTGTACTTCCTGATGGACCAGCCATAATTAAACCAACGTCAACTGTTTCACTGTCTTGGAATTTCTCGTAAGCAGTTTTTAGTTGTGCGTCAGTAATTGTTGATCCATTTGAACCACCAGATAGTGATTCTAATGTAGGGTCATTTACTGCTGTGAAAGTTGTTCCACTAGCCGCATTACCCCAATTAGTTCCAGATGTATTGTGATCCATCCAATAAATGTATTGTGATTTATTGTAGATTACCTCTGGGTAGTAGTTTATATCTCCTTGTGGAGTTTTTGCATCTGACGCTTTTGAAAGACTAGAGAATGCCTCTAATACTCTTCCTGGTTCGCCAGAGATTACGCCATCTTCGTCAACTACAACAACATGGATTTCATCATTTGATCCGTTTCTATCAGATACAAACTTTGAAGTTCCAGGTGCTCTATCAACAGAGTCGTAATATCTCCATCTTCTTTTAATTTTACTATTATCAGCGATTACTCTTTTTAATCCGCCAGAACCTCTAGGGTGTTGAACGATTGTTAAAGTTTCGCTTGAAATAGCAGTTATTCTATAAAAATCTCCATCATCAAAGTCGTTAGTGGCTGCAGTTGTTGAGAACTGAATAATATCGCCAACATTAAAATCACTTCCTTCATCAACAGCAATTGTAGTATTACCTACTGCGTTTGTTGTTGAGTCTGAAGCAACTTGTCTGCTTGATATTTCTTCGTATGCTGCCGCACTCGGACAAGTTGATACTAATAAACTATTTCCGTGTGTTCCAGCTGTTCTCGCAGCAAATGATCCTACTACGCCTTGACCTGAAGAGTAATTATTTTGGTAATCATCAGTATTCTTAATCAACGTGCTTGAACCACTCGTTGACGCATTTGCTAATGATGTATTTTGGGCTCGTACTACTCTTAAAGCATTACTATATTGTAAGAAGTTAGCCGCTGTGAAAAAATGCTCAAAGTTAGTTGAGTCAGGTTTTCCAAACGTATCTACTAATTCTTGTTCACTAGAGATTGAAATAATCTCATCAACAGGACCTTTAGCAAATGAACCCGCAACTGCACCAATACTAG